TTAGGCTTCGATCGAGCCTGCGATACCTGAATGCCTTGCAACGGGCGTCCCCGCTGGACCGTAGAACGTGACGGATGTGGCCGTGTTGGCGTATTCCAGCCATGCCCAGTAGTTGTAGCCGGCCGCCGGCGCCATATCGAGCGCGGCCCATGCGGCTTGATAGTAGCCGCTCGCGTTCGACACGGCCTCCATCCCGCTGACCGTAGCGTCGGGGGCCGTCGTGGAGTTGGTTCCGATACCGATACTGACCCCGACCGTGCCACCGGTCGAGGACATTAAGCAAGCGACTCGCCCGCTGAACATTACCTCGGCGACGCCCACGACAGCCGCGAGCTGGTTCGCCGTGTTCGCATTGGCCTGCCGCCACGCTTGCGTCGCGTACGTCCATGAAGCCGTGCTCTCAAACCGTGCCATCGGCCGCCGCACGCGGTTGTAGTAATTCCAGCACAGCCGATTGAGCTGGGAATCTTCTGTGGTGCCCGTGCCCGTGGTGTAGAACGTGCCGAGGTAGAGATACCCGGGCGACCCGCTCTTTACGTAAATCCCGTTCTGCGTGGCCAGCGCCGTCGCCCGCGTTGTCGCGTTCGTCCAGGCGACGGCCTGCAAGGTGACGGTGTTGCCTGACAAGTAGGCAAAGACGTCGTAGGGGAGACTTGCGGTCAGCCCGCTGAGCGAGAGGCTGACGCCCCCGGAGGGGATGGTGTTCGTCTGCCAAATCGAGCCGTTAAAAATCGCGACCTTATCGCCGCGGAACGGCAGAAGGTAGAGCGTGCCTGCGCCGGTCACGTCGTTGGTCGTCACCGGCAGCGTGCTCGACAGCGTAAGCCGGCCCTGCACCATCGCGTTGCTTTGCAGGACAGCCGAAACGGTAATCGGATTGCGTTGCAGCGTGATGTTCGTCCCGAGATCCAGCGTCACGTCAAGCAAGCCGCAATCTGTCAACGTCAACGGGTTCGTAAACGTGATCGTGTCGTTCGGGTCTAGAAACGTGGCCTTGCCCGTGATCGTGGCGTTGGTCACCGTCTTGGCCCGGGAGTCGTCGGACCGATCGTACGTCGCCCCCGTGCCCACGGTCAGCGCGGTGATCGTGCCCGTCGACAGGTCAGAGGCATAGCCCCCGATGATGCTCAAGGTCGCGACCGCCGTCGACGTCAGCCCGTCCAAAATACTCAGCGTGCCGTTCTCCATCACCAGGCTCGGGCAGTTCGCGTTCAACGTGCCCGCGCCGCCGGTCATGTACCACTGCGTGCCGATCGTGGTGCCGGGCCCCACGTAGATATTGCTGTCGCTTTTGACGTTCTGCTGGTAGCCCTGGTTGATCTGGTCGATCGTGGCCGTCTCGCCGGCAAACAGGGCGATGCCGATCGATCCCTTGTTGATCGTGATCGTGCTCGTGCCGCTGGCCCGGTTGCCCCGCCACAAAATGGCCGGCAACGTGGGATCCAGACTCGTGCCGCAACCGTTGATCAAAAACGTCGTGGCGTTGGTTCCTGTGTCGAGCTTGACCAGCGTCGGCCCGCTCCCCTTGCCGTTGCCGATCAACACCGTCCCAGAAACCCCGATCGCCAGGTACTGCTGGCGGTACTCGAAATATTTGCCGTTCCAGTTGGGCAAGCCGATTTCGCCCCCCACGTAGCTCATGTCGATCTGCAGGTTGGCCAGCGTCGTCGAGGATTGGGCGATGTTGTAAAGACAATCGACGTTAGAGTTCTGGAAGTAGACCGAATCACCGTTGGCCGGCACGCCGGTGGGCGACCAGTTTTGGGCGTTGTCCCAGAAGTTGGGGCCGGTGGCCGCTTGCACCGTGGTCAGGCTGGCCGTCGACGTGCTCGAGCCGACCAGGTTGGTGCTGTTGGCGGCGATGAGGGGCAATGGTGTGCCGGCCAGCGAGCCGGCCGCGGTGACGGTATAGGGACCGCCCGCGGAGCCGCTGACCGTCAGGTTGCCGGATCCGACCGTCGAGAGGGTTTGGAGCTGCGTCTGCACGTCGGCCGAGGTGTCGCTGTAGGGCAAGTTTCCGGTCTGCTGCCCCTCAAAGGCCAGCGTGAAGGTGCCGCCCGTAGCCCCGGTGAGCGTGATAAGCTGCTGTTCGTTGACGGCCGCGGTGCCCTGGGCGATTTCCGTACAAGCGAACGTGGCCGGGACCGTCCCGACGTCGACATAGCTGGTCGTCGACCCCGAGTTGACCTGTCCGACCAGCACATTTTCACCGCCAGTGCTGGTGCCGCGATAAATCTTGTAACCGCTGGCCCCGGTGACCGATCCCCAACTGATCGTTACGCTTCCGGTCGGCCCGGTGACCGCCGCCGTCTTTTCGTTGCTCGCCGTGGTCTCGCCGGCCGAGTTCGTGGCCGTCACCTCGTAATAGTAAGTATTGCTCGCCAGGTTGCCGCCCGACGAGCTCGGCGACGTGTTGCTTTGCGTGGGGGCCGAGATGCCGCTGGAGTTGCTGCCCGGCGGGCTGTTGGCGCTGTTCGGTGGCCCGGTGTCTACGATCAGAGTCGTCGAGTTCGCACCATACAGGGCACTGATGACCTGCACGTTTTCGCCGCCGCTCGATGTGCCACGGTAGACGGTGAGGGTCCCGCCCGCGATACCCGAAGGGGGCTGGATGGTCACGTAGTCGCCTGCGGTTGGGAGGCTGACGGAAAATTCCGCCGTCTGGCCGCCGAACGACAGCAGGTAGTAATAGGTGCCCGTCGAGAGGTTGCCGACGCCGTTGAAAAACTGGTTGAGGGGGGCGCCCGCTGATACCGTCCAGCCAGTGAGGTTGCTCGAATTGCTGGGCGGCGTGGCGGTCGTGTCCGTGCCGCCGTAGTCGATGTAGTAGGGCGATCCACTGCCAAAGATCGTCGCCGCCAGGTTGGCGATCAGCGTGTTCTCGCTGCCGCTCGACGTGCCACGATACACCTTGTAGCCGGTCGCCCCCGGTACGGCGTTCCACGTCAACGTCGCGCCCGCACTCCCCGGATTGATCGACACCTGGTTGCTGCCGGTCGTTTCACCGGCCGAATCATAGGCGGTCACCTTCCAATAGTACGCGCCCGAAAGCATCCCGTAATTGCCATTTAAGCTGGCGGCCGCCGACACCGACGGCGCCGAGAGGGCCGTCGTGTTGCTGCCTGGCGGCGAGCCGGACACCGAGCTGCCGCCCGTCAGGCTGCTGCTGGCCGTCCAGGTGATGGCCTGACTGGACGCTTCGCCCACGGCTTCGATCGTGTAGGGGCCGCCGGCGGAGCCTGAAACACTCACCGTGTTGGCCGGGAAATCCCCCTGCAAGGTCGCCGCCGTGGCGTTGTAGGCCACGCTGCTGGCGCTGATCGTGGTGCCGTTGGCCAGCGTACCGCTGACCCCGAACGTGCCGCCCGTGGGGCCGTTGAGCAGCGTAACCGTGACGGTCGAGTTGCGGCCGGTCGCCGTCCCTTTTTGGGTGCGGGTCTGATAGGCGGTCACCGTGTCGCCGGCCGCGGCCACCATGCCGGCCACGTTGACTACGGCTTGCGGTACGGCCTGTAGGCCGAGCGCCCCTTGGTAGGTGATGGCCCACGTATAACTGGCGCTGGTCGCCAACCCCGCCACGACGCTAAAGGCGTTGGCGTAGGTCGGCCCGGCCGCGGCCACCAGCGCCGCCTGCACGCTGGCGGCCGAGGCGTTGAAGAGGATGGCCGCCGTCGTGACGTTCAGGCCCGGCAAAGTGATGTTAAACGTGCCGGTGGGCTGCAGCGTGCCGGTGACTTGCTGCCAGCCGATCGTCTGAACCTCGTTCTGCGGCGGGCAGCCGACGGTCACCGTCGAGATCGAGACGGGGGGCAAAATCGTGACGTTGGCCACATTGCCCGAGACGAGCGCCTGCGAAGCCGACGCCAGTGAGCCGCGGAACTCGATCGTGTAGACGATCGGGCTGCCGGCCGTGCCGGTCGACGAGCCCAAATCGGTGAAGGTGTAAGCCGTGCCCCCGGCGTCCCCGGAGTTTACCGGGACGCTGCCGACGAGGATGTTTTCCGCGCCGGGCGAAGAGCCCCGGTAGACGTTGAAGCGGTAGATGGATTGCGCCGTCGTGGCGGTCGAGGTGAAGTTGATCGTCACCGATCCGTTGGGCCCGGTGACGGCAACGGCTTTTTCGTTGCTGCCGACCGATTCGTACTGATTCTGGCCGCCCACTCCGCCATAAAACACAACCTCGGTGACCACGTAGTAATAGGTGCCGCCGGCCAGGCTGCCCCCCGTGCTGGCGAAGGGCGCTTGCTGGGTGGGCGGGTTATTAAATTGACCTCCCGTCACGGGCGGGCTGCCGGCGCTATATCCGCCGCCGACCTGGCCGGGATAGGCCGCGGCGTTGACTCCGCCCACCTTGACGTTGCCCTGCCCGATGCCCGTCAGGGCTTCCAGCTCGCCCTGGAGCACGCCGTTGGTGGCCGGCGGCCCGGGGTTCGCGCCGATCGTGGTGTCGCTATTGTTGTCGGTGTAGGTGGTGGTCGTGTTGTCGGCGATCGCGTGCGACAGGTAATAGACCGACCCGCCGGCCTTCGTGCGGTAGATTTTGCGGCTGGTGGTGCCGGAAGGTCCCAGCGGGATGTTCGTGAGAGAAGCCTGTTGTGCGGCCAAGGTCAGCGAGGCGGAGGGCAGGCCGAGCTCCGTTTCGCCGGTCGACGTCACGAAGGTCACCGCCCATTTGTAAGCCCCCGTAAGGGAACCCGACGAGCCCGTCGCGGACGTTAGCGCCGACGCCGGCGTGGGAATGGCGCCCGTCGTATGGCCGCCCCAGGTGAGCGTAAACGACGAGCCGCTTTCGGCGTTGGGGCTGATGGTGATTTGCTGCAGTTCGTTGACGCCGGCCTTGCCCGCCACCACGCGCGTGACGTTCGCCTTGGCGGGGTTCGTCAGGCTGATAGACACGGTGAACGGGACGCCCGCCGTTTTCGACTGCATCGTCAGATACGTGGCGTTCGGCGCCGGGACGGCGGGCGAGGAGACCGTCGCGGTAAAGCTGACTTCCGCGAACTCGGGGGCCTGCTGCACGATGTTGCCGATGGCCTTGATCAGGCCGGCAATCAGGTCGTCGTTGGAGCCTGTCGCCGACGTGTAACTCGCCGTCTTGCCGTTGATGGTGGCCGAGATGGTCGTGTTCGGCAGTTGCGGGCCGGGGGCGTAGGTTTGGATTTGGGGAATGGCAAGTGCATTCGCAGACCAAAGCTTTGTCGCCATGAGTGCCTCTGCTGGTTGTCAAAAGGATGAAGGATGAAGGATGAAGGATGACAGCGGCGCCGAATTGTCCCCTTTTCATCCTTCATCCTTCCGCCTTCATCCTTTCAAAGGGTCAGCGGCCACGGCGTCGGCGTGCCGATGAGGGCCGTCACCGACTCGAATTCATAGTGCCACGTGGCCTTGTAGTTTTTGTAGGCGGTGACCTGGCGATCAGGCGCCTCGTAATTTATTTCGGTCTGCTGCGGCAGGATGGCCGCCGGCCAGATCGGGATACCCACGTCTTGCCCGATGACGGGCGCCCAGTTGTAGCCCGTGGCGTTGCCCTCCTGGGTGACCTTGTACGTGCTGGTCTGTTTCCAGGTCTGCGGAACGGGGATCCCGACCGCCGGTTCCAGGTAGCCGACGACCGGCGTGCCGCCGCGCATCTTGATCGATTCGTGATACTCAACCAGCGTGTTGCTGGTGATGACCGGCACTTCGGCCTCGACCTTGATTGTGTAGCCGCAGAAGCCGATGCGCTCCGCCGGCCGCCCGCCGGGAAAACTCGGCCGCTGGGTAACCCGCGTGCCGCCCAAGGTGTTGGCGCTGCGCAGCACGGTGCTGGAAGGCGTCAGGCCGTCGGGCAAATAGAGCACCAAATCTTGGCGCTCCAGGCTATAGGCCGCGATGAGGCCAGCAATCTGCGCGTCGATGTCGGCATAGCCAATCTGGCTCGTCAGAAGTCCTTGAATCGTCCAGGTTTCCAGCCAGGCGATGGGCACCTTGGCGGCGTTCTCGATGGCCGTTCGGTCGATCGAGATATTGCATTCGCCGGGCTGATGCTGGTGCGCCCCGTAGGCAAGGAACATGCTCATGCTAGAATTCCCTCCTGGTACACCACACGGGGGATGAAGCTATGAAACGCTTGATGTTGGCGGCGGTGTTGGCGACGGTCGGCTGCGGGAAAGGAGATACAGCCCCCTCGACCCCTGATGCAAAAGCGTTGTATGACGCCGAGTTGGCCGAACTGAATCGCTTGGAAAAAGAGCGCGAGGAAACCGTCCAAAAGCTCAGCGCATCTTACGATTCGTTCGGCAACGCGCTGCGAACTAAATACAAATTGAAAGCGACCACAGAACGCATGCAGAAGGAACTGGGGCATGACCCGGATCGGGAAGCGGAGATAGCGGAGATGACAAAAGAGGCTGCTCAGCTTGAAGAGGCCAAGTCGCAACTGCTCATCAAAATGGGAAAAGCGGATACCGACTACAAGGCGCGCATTGCTGGTCAACAGCAAGCCGTAGAACAGGCCCTTGAGAGACTGCGTCAGTCGCAACATTAGGCCCCCGCCGCTTTGGTCTGATTGCGTTTTTGCGTCGTGCGGTCGCTGGCCTTTTTGCTCGCTTCCTTGGCCTGCTCGAAAGCTTCCTGAATCCAGCCCTGAATCCGCTCTTCCTGCGACTTCAGATGCTCTTTGGCCGCGGCCAACATGGCTGCTTTGACCTTGGCCTCCATCTCCGTATCGCCAGTGACCTTGGCCTCTACCTGATTGTTCATGTTGACGCTGAACTTCGTACCGCGGTTGGCGGCCTCGGCCGCACTGTGTTCCCGCTCGTACCTGCCGCTCATCTCGTCGTGTTCCTCGTTGGCCTCCCTCGCGCGTGACGTGGCCGATTCAAAAGCCTGGTGCTCCTGGTTGACCACGTTGACGCCCCGGCCGGCAAGCTGCTTTTGCCGCTCAAGCCCTCGCTGCAAACGCTGACGGCGGAGCAATTCTTTGGTTTCCTCGTCGCCGTACTGCTCGGCGAACTCTTGTTGCTTTCTGCTCAGTTCCTGGCCGCCGGTCAGCTTCTGCTTGACGTTTCCCAGGCGTTGCGATTCGCCCTGGGTCATTGACCCGAGTCGGACCAGCGCGTCCTCTTCCTTCTCCTGTGCGGTCTTCGCCTCATCGTTGAGCATCTCGATCAGGGAGCGTTGTTTCTGGATCTGGTCGGCCATCAGTTGCAGCTTTTTCCTGGCGCCGTCGATCGACACCTGCCGCTCTTCCTGTGCAATCTGCAGTTCGCGCTCGCGCAGCGCCTCGACCCGCTCCTCAAACTGCTCGCGCTCGCGGACCGCCTGCTGGAAGACGGGTGACTCCTGCCCCTCGCGCTGCGACACCTCGGCCGCCTGCTTGAATCGCTCGTTCACGCCGCCCCGCTCCGATTCGACGGACTCGCGATCTGCCTCGAGCGCGCGCCGCTTGGCTGCAACTTGCTCCTCTGGACTGGCGAGCGGACTAACGCTGTTGGCCACGGCGTTGTAGCGGGCGGCGGCGGCGATCCGCTTTTCGCGTGCCTCCGATTCCTTCTGGTTGACCTCCAGCAGACCCTGGATGAATTTCTGCCTGATGTCGAGTTCTTTTTGTCGCGCCTCTTTTTCCTTGGCCTCGGCCTCATGGGCCTCGCTAAACGACTTGCCACCGAAGAGCTCGGGGAGCTTGTCCAGATGGCCTAGGATCGAGGCGTTAAATACGACCTTGCCGACGGTTTTCCCGAGTAGCCCAGTCGTCAGCTCTTTCGCCGAAGAGAGGATCGACACCTCGGTTTCCACGATCTTGTGGCTCAGGCTCGTCAGGGAAAAACCGAACTGATCGACGGGACCCTTCACCTCACGTAACGATTCGCTGATCACTTTGGCAGCGCTGAGCACGCCGAGGACGGCCGCACCCGCGGACGCCAGCGTGACAGCCAGCGGGCTCGCGGCAATCCCCAATAGCCCGGCCGCGCCTGGCCCACGAACCCCAGCGCCTGCCGCATGTCCCGCCGCTTCCACGGCCTTGCCTCCGCCATGCGCGGCGACGGCCAGCTCCTCCGCCTTGGCGATCAATTCCAGCCGCTCGTGGTAGAGCTTGGCCGCCTCGGTGATCGACTTCCAGAATTTGATGCCGCCGCTAATCCGGTCCATCGCCTCCTGTATGGAGAGGATCGAATCCTTGATCTTGTTAAAGTCCTCCTCGCTGACCAGGCCCATTTCGACGAAGCCGCGGGCGACCTCGGCGGCCGAGTTGCCGACTTCGGCGAGCGACGCGCGAAGGCGGCTGTTCAGTTCCTCGACCTTGCGGGCGGCGCTCTCGTGCGTTTGCTGGTCCTGTTCGACGGCCTCCCCGCCGCCCGCCACAAACGCCGCCCGCGTCTTGTTGGCCGCCGCGAGCTTGCGGTCTTCGTCCCTTGCGTGCGCGGCGGTCTCCTTGTCCCAACCGGCGATGCGCTGATCAACCGCTTTCGCCTCGGCCGCGGCCCGTTTGTCAGCCGCCTGCCGTTCGGCGTCGGCCTGCTTCTCGTTCTCGGCGTCGACCTTCTGCGTCAACGCCGCTTCCTGCTGGGCTTCGACCTTGGCAGCGTGGCCGTTGGCCGCGGCCCGCCTGGCGGCGCCCGTCGTCGTGGCTGCGTCCATCTTGGCCTCGGCCGCCTCGTGCTGGGCGACGACCTTTTCCAGGGCTGTGTCCGCGCCGGCCGGGGAAGGCAGCGACCTGGCCCCCGTCGGCTGTTGCGTGGCGATCTGGGAGGTGGCAATCGGCGTGAGGTTAACCGGGCTCATCGCCCGCTGATGAAGTGCATCGAGCCTGGCGTGCTCTCGGTCCACAGTCGTTTCAAACTCCCCCACATCCAGGCCGCCCAGTTCAAAGTTGCCCAGCATGGCCTGGAGCTGGGCGGCGCGCTCGCCGATGGCGGCAAACTCGCGACCCACCGATTCGTCGGTCCGCGCCTTCAGCGTGAAGACTGCGCCGCGTTGTGCTTCAGACATGGTGGCGGGTGGAGGGTGAAGGGTGGAGGGTGGAGGGTGGAGGGTGGAGGGTGGAGGGTGGAGGGTGGAGGGTGAAGGCTATTGCAAAAGATTGTGGATGCTGCGGATGTAAAACCGGCGACCATCCTGAAAGAAAGACTCGCCGCTCATCACAAAACAAAACCGCCCGCGGCGGACGAGTTTCCTTAGCTCGGCGGTCAGTTCCTCAATCTCTTTCATCTGTGTTTCATCCGCGTTCGATCCGTGGCCTTTTTCTTCGCCCTTCACCCGCCACCCTCCACGCTCCACCCTTTTCACCTGACCAGGAACCGCGCCACATTTGCCGCCAGCTCCCGGCCCAACTGCTGCCGCTCCCGCACGCGGGCCAGCTCGTCGAGCAGGGCCAGGTTCCGCATCAACAGCGCGTCGGCCTTCATGGCGTCCGTCAGGCAGGCCCCGTTCGTGGCCCGCACCTGGCGGTACAGCTCCCAGGTCTGCCAGTTTTCGGCCGACAAAATGTGTTCGGCCTCTTCCGCCGGCGACCCCTTCGGGCAGGCCCTTTCGCTTGAGCCAGGCCGATCGAAGGCACAGGGCGGCGGGCTGTTCTTGGTCCGCATCAGCTCGCGCGTGCCGCCCGCGTAGGTCTTGACCTTGCCGCTGCCCGTGCAACCGTTGGCCCAGTCGACGTCGTGAATCTTGCGCTGACAACTGTCGCAACTGAACTGCGTCAAGGCGGGGTAGAACAACAGCAGCTCTACCCCGGCAATCAGTTTTTTTGCTGGGTCACCGTCTGCACGTCGCCCACCGCGGCGCCCGTTTCGGCGGCCTTGCGCAGCGCGGCGGCGTAGCCGGTTTCTTCCTCGCTGGTCGCGTCCGGCTCGGGATCGCTGGCGTCCATACCGCTCACGATCAGGTACAAGCGATCGTAGAGGGCGGGCGGCAGGCGGCGTACGCCTTCCGGGCCGACCTTGATCGACTTGCCCTCGTCGTCGGTCGCCGACCAGTCGACCACGTGCTCGGCGATCGCCGTGCGCAAGATCAGATCGCCCTTGTCGCCTTTCTCGCCCGACACGAGCCGGCGCACCGCGTTGCGCTGCTCGGGCAGCATCGGGCGATAGCTGAACCGCAGCTCGCCGTGCAAGCCGGGCACTTCCTTGATAAAACCCGTGCGGGTGAAACCGTCGCGGATGTGGGTGTAGTGACGTTTGGTCATCAGTATCCTCCGTGAATGGTTAGATTGTTTGGTCAGTCAAAGGATGAAGGCGGAAGGACGGACGGGAAGGATGAAGGCGGAAGGATGAAGGATGAAGAGCCGGAATGCGTACTTTTTTTCATCCTTCATCCTTCCAAAACTTCTAGCCTAGCGTGCCACCGTGATGGCCCCGCTCTGCCGCTGCCAGCCGGTAAACCCGGTGACCTCGTAGAACGGCGTGCTGTTGACACCCATCGAGCCGAAGTAAACCGTGCCGCTCTTGCCCTGAAGCACCTGCTGCCAGTGCGCGTCGTTGTAGATCAAGCCTTGCTCGGTGTAGGTCGCATTCGTGCCGTAATATGGCCGCTGGTTACCGTAAGCGAGCCACTGCCAGGGCTGCCACTGCATCGAGACGGTGTAGCCGGTGTCGTCCTGAAAGCTTCCCGCGTAGAGGCCGTCCGACGTCCAGACGCCAGCGTGCCCGGGGTAGGACGAGTCCATGGTCACGAGGCACGGCTTGGCCTCGGTCGTGACGGTGATGCTGCCGAGAATTGCTCGCGGGTCAGCAAAATTCCCCGGGGGTGGCGCGAGAGCGCTACTCCACTGGCCCGTCGCCGCCAACTGCTGACCAGTCGCAATTGAGAACTGCATCAGCCGCGCGGCCGTGTTGAGCTGGTTGGGCCAGTCAGCTTGCGTCGCGGGCGGCGCGGGGTTCGTAGCGACGGCCAGGGCCCAAAGCGTGCCGTCGCCCGGTGCATAGCAGCCGCGGTAGGTGGGCGTCATGCCGTCAGAGACAATCGGCGTTAGCTTCCAGTGATCCCAGTCCCACTTCGGGGCGGTCGCGGTCCCCGTGTTCGCAATGGTCGCGATCTGGTTCGCGTTGTTGATGAGCGTGATATTCCAGTTGGCGTCGACCGCGCACACCCGGGCCGCGTTGTACTGGGAGCCCACGCTGGCCACGGTGATTTCGCTGATGTCGACGAGCCTATTGCCGTTCGTGTCGGACCACGAGAACGAGAAGTGCGTGTAGCCGACCTTGTTGAAGGTCGTGGTCGCTGGCAGGTTCTGCGCGGCCAGCCACCAGGTCGGCAGCACCTCGGCGTCAAGCGTTGGGTGCAGGCAGCCGAGATAGGCGACGGGCGTGAGCTGGGCCGCTTCGACCCGCAGGACCAGGACGCCGTTTTGTTTGTTCAGGAGATAGGTTTCGCTGCCAACGTGCCGCACCTCGAAGTAGGTTTCGTTCGGCGCGGCCGGCAAAATGTCGCGGAAGCTTGTTTTGCCAACCGACCAGGAGGAGCGGTTCACCAGCGGGTAGAGGTTGACGAGCGTCCACGACTTGTTTGCGAAGTCGAGCGTCGCTTGGCCCCAGTGCTGGTGGTCGATGGGCACGTACGCCGTCGTGGGATTGGCCGGGTCAAACGCTGCCATGCTGCCCCACTGGAGCCCTCCGATCCACTGGTTCAACAGGTTCCCCTTGGAGTCGAATCGCGCGACCCGGCGGGGAAACTGCTCAACCGTGTAAAAGTTCCCCTGCGAGTCGCAAGCGATCGCCAGAATCGTATCGAACTGTTGGGGATTAAAAGGGCCGTAAACGCGCGACGAGCCGTGTGTTGCGGCCAGGGAGCCATCGGCGTTGAACCGCTGGATCGTGTTGCCCACGACTTTGAGCGTGTGGTTGTTTAGCGTGTCGGTCGCTCGAAGCAGACTCGGGAAGGACTCGCCGGCCGGAAGGGACGTAGGAGGGTGCGGCACCCCATTCCCCGTGCGCGCGTCGCGCACCAAGATGGACGAGCCGCTTTGCAGGTAGAGCAGCCGGTCGACCACGGCCATGCCGGTGATGCCGTCGGCGCTGCCGTAGGTGCCGTCGTCCCAGTGTTTCTTTGAGCCATCGGGCGTGATCTTGATGACGTGTGGTGGTCCTTCGCTCGACCTGCTGGCCACGTAAAGAGCGTCGTCGCCATCCACGTAAACGAGCGTCGGCCCGGCGTGGTTACCCGGCCAGACGTCGCAGATCGACCAGCGGTGAGTAACGCCGACGTTGACCAGCAGCTCGCGAGAGAAGCCCGGCGTCTCGAGCAGCCGCCACTGGTAGGCCCCGGCGGGCGCGGGCCGGCCGTAGCGGTCAAGGCCGTCCCAGGAGGTGAAGTGCTCTCCGGCGGCCTGCGTCTGACCGTAAAGCAGCGGCCGGACCATCTGGCCGGACGAGTTAAAGATCGCCAGCGACACGTTGCCGGCGGTCGGCAGCGTGTAAAAAATCGGGTCCGCTCCCACCAGGGAAAGGGCCAGGGTGAGGGATAGAAGACTCATGGATCCTCGCTTGATGATTACGTCAATCAGCCACGGATGGCCCGCTTATCGAAAGCGTCGAGGTCGGTCACAAACCGTTCGGCAATCTGCTGTTCCATCCGTGTTCCCTCCGTGTTTCATCCGTGGCGCCGTTTCTTAGGGCTTCCTCTCCGCCGGCCTACATCGAAATCGACAAGCAATCCACGCTCGAGCCCTGCGTCTGTTTGCGGGCCGTGAACTTGGCCTTGGTCGGGATTTCGCCACGGCCGGTGATGACGGGCGTTTCGGCCGGCCAGTCAAGCTTGGAGAAGGTGAAGGTGAGCGTGTGCTGCGCGGCGTTGCCCGGGCCGCCGCTGGAGTCGGTGTCGGTGAGCACCAGCGTGCCGCCCACGTCGGAACCGAGCGCCACGTTGTAGAGGTCGACTTCGTCGGCCGTGAAGGGCAACGTGCACTCCAGGTCGACGGTGAAGTCCTGAAAGGGGAATTGTGTCGCCGTCTGTGAGTTCTGGAAGCGGTCCGTGATCGGGTGGTTGTCGATCGTGAGCGTCCAGTCTTTCACCGACCGCGTGACGCTGTTCAGCGTCAGCACGGCACTCGACCACATGAAGGGCGAATCGGTCGGGTAGGTGAGCGACGGGAAGGATCCCGAGCTGCCGATCGTCTCCGTCTGGGCGACCAGCGAGAGCACGCACTTCATGGCCTGCCCTTGCTGAGCCGAAAAGACCGCCTTGCTCACGTTGACGCCGGTGTACGTAAAGACCTTGGCCTTGCGGTCGGACGTGACGTAAAAGCCCTGTAAGCCGCTGCCGTAATTGGCGTTCGTCTCGGCGAAGGGGTACGTGTAGGGGTTGCTGGAACCCGTCTTCGTGCCGCCCATGATAAAGGGCAACAGGGTGACCAGCGGCGTGTAAGTGGGGATGATCTCCACATCGCCGGCAATCGTGATCATTCCGTCGCCGGTCGTTTCGTGGATGCGTTGCCGCGTGCCGCGCAAGCCTTCGGTGGGCACGCGAACACGCGTCGCTTTGAGCTGGTCGCCGCCGGGGCCAAGCTCGCACGCAACGGTGACGGGATTGGCGGCGCCGAAACCCCACTGCGCCTGAACGCCTAATGACGCGGGTGAGTTGGACATGGTCGGTTCCTTTCCAAAGGATGAAGGAGGAAGGATGAAGGATGAAGTGTTTTGTTTTCATCCTTCATCCTTTCAATTGAGCGGGCTTGAACCGCGGTATTTACGTAACACAAAAACGAGTGTCATCGCGCCCACAAAAACCTGGTCTTTCTGCCAGCGGCCCCAGTCGACGATCGGGCCGTATTCCAGGTTGCAGGTCTGGAAGGTGAGCGGGCTGACCACTGCGTAGTTGCTGATCGTGTAGGGCTGGTTGCGGAAAATGTCGCTGATTTTCTGCCGCCAGGTCAGGTAAAGATCGTCGTTGGCTTCCGGGTCGCTCACGCCGGCGCTGTTCACGTCCTTGGAGACAAACACGACCGCCAACGGGTAGCCGATGTCGTCGCGGTCGTTGACGCCGGCCAGGTCGCGCTCCTTGTCGCTGTAGATGACAAGGATTCCCGGATAGGCGTGCAGGCCCGTGGGCGTGGGCGTTGTGCTTGTGAAGTCAGCCGCGTGGGGGACCTTGCGGACGCGGATGCTGTCGGTGGCAATCCCGCTTAGACCGAGGCCGTTAATAGTCGCCTGGACGGAGTGCGCGAGGGCGGCATGCGGGCTGTTGTAGCTCACCTAGATTCCCTTTTTCTCTGAGCCACGGATGAAACACCGATTGAACACGAATTTTTCTTTTATCTGTGTTTCATCCGTGTTTGATCGGTGGCTGCGTCACTTCGGCCTCTGGAACATTAAGAAGTATCTGGTCGGCGTGCCCACGCTGTTCACCAGCGGGTCCGCGTCGACCTTAATCACGTTCCACGGCTGTCCGTCCTTGTCCGTCCACACGTCGTTGATGGCCGGCACGTACCCGGTGGTCAGCGTGATCGTCCAAATCTCAAACGTCTGATATTCCGGAGCCAGCCCGATCGACGCCGCCCAATCGACGTTCGCCTTACTGGTCGTGACCTTGCGGTAGCTGACCGTGGTCTGCTGGCTCAGGCTCGTGTTCGCGGGCTGCAAGGCTCCCTGGAACACGTTCGCCAGGTAGCGGAAACCGTACGCGTACTGATCGGTTACATTGGCCACTGGATCCCCCTGCGGGCCGAAGGATGAAGGATGAAGGATGAAGGATGAAAAGAGGGCAAAGCCGGAGCCTGTTTTTCACTTCATCCTTCATCCTTCCGCCTTCATCCTTTCTTCACGTCTGTCCCTTCACCTGGACTTCCCACGGGCCGACTTCCGTAGCGATGAGCTGATTGATTTGCGCCAGCTCGTCGAGCAGCGACTTGCGGTAGCTGACGAAGTCAATCACCCCGCCGCCCTGCGCGCTGGGCAGATCCATGCCTTGGCCGGGCGTCGCCGTGCTCAGCCAGGTTAGGATCGCCGTCTTGCGGGCTTGCAGCAGGTCGATGTTAGCCATGTTCGAAAGGATGAAGGCGGAAGGATGAAGGATGAAGGCTCGAATTCAGCCCTTTCCCTTCATCCTTCATCCTTCCTCCTTCATCCTTTCTGTATGTGCGCGATGTGGTCCGCCCACGCCTTCGTCAACTCCGGCGGGTCGCCGGCCGCCGGCACGACGTCGTAACGACAGTGCGAATCGGTGAGGCCGATGGCCGCGTTGTAGGCGGCAATCGCCCGCTTCCGCTCGATATCCGCCGCCAGGAAATTCAGCCGCTTGGCTTCCGCCTCGGCCGATTCTCCGCCCGGCGGCGGCGCCTTCTGCTCGGCCGTCAGGTCGTCGACCGTCGCCGCGTCGACCGTCACGCGCACGCGTGGCCAGTGCTCCACGGCGGGGTTGTGCGGGTCAACGAGCGCGACATCGAAGGAGCGGGTGGCGGAGTGGGTGGCGGGTGAATCTGTGTCCACGATCGCCGGGTCGCCAGTTGGTTTCGTTTCGTCGCTCACCGGTTCGCTCCTCAGAAATTCTTTGCCCGCCACCCACCACGCTCCACCCGTCACGCTTCACCCGCCACCCGCCACGCACCACCCCTTTACGCCGCCGGCGTAATGTCGGCCGGTTTGAAGTCAACCTGGGCTGCCGCGGCCGTACCCACTTCCTGCACCGGCCCGCCGACCTCCGATACCTGATACTTCAGGTGCGGAGCCGGGGTGACGATCCCCATGTGGGCGTTGTATTTTTTGATCGCTTCCGCGAGGCCGGCCTGACCTGCTAGCTGCGCGCCGACGACCAGGTGCGGCGCGTGCCGCGGGTGCGTCGTGGCGTAGTTGCCCGGCAGATGAACGTGGAACTTAAACGGCCCGGTCATCAGGTCGTCGAGCGCCTGCTGCTGCTCGGACCGCTGCCGCTCGAGTTGCTCTTCGATGAGCGAGTCCGGCGACGGCGGGTTCCGCTTGTTCTCGATCTCAAGCTGGAGCTTAAGGTTTTCGTTTTGCAGGCGAAGTCTTTCGACTTCCAGCTCGGGGCTGAGGGTCGGGGCGTCGGCCGGTTTGGTATCTTTGGCCATGTGGGTCCTTTCAGGTAAATGACGAATGTCGGGGGTAAATGACGAATGACGGAATGACGAATGACGAAAGAATGACGAAGCCCGAAACCCGAAGGGGCCGCTTTTCGTCATTCGTCATTCGGGCTTCTTTCGTCATTCGGATTTCGTCATTCGTCATATTCACGCAGTGGCTTAGTTCGTCGACAGGACGACGTATCGCGGGTCCTTGACCATCGCCGTGCCCATCTCGTCGGCGAACAGGCTGAACATCAAGCCGCGGTCGGCCATCTGGTAATCCGTGGCGGTGGCCCGCACGATGGTGAGCGGCAGGTTCTGCACCCAGGCGAAGGCCTTCGTGAAGTCGCCCAGCCACCAGTAGACCTGAGCATTCGTCGCCGAGAGGTTGAGGCCCGTGGCGTCCGTGGCCCGCTTGTAGGCGTATTTGCTCGGCGGCAGGAACTCGTAACGGCCGCCGCCCAGCGGGTTGGGGGCGAAGCCGCGGCGGGTCAGGTCGCTGGAGGTGTTTTCCAGGCCCGTGAAGTTGAACACGTAGCGGCTCGACATTTCCTTGTAGGGCATGACGAGCACCTGCTTCACGTCGATCTCGATCGGCTGGCCCGTTTCCTGGTCGGTCATCTGGGCAAAGAGCTGATTGGCAGCGTTGAAATTCGTCCAGTCGCTCAGGGCGTTGCCGGTGATCTTGTTGATCCAGTTGCCGCTGGTCAGGTACGTGTTGTAAGTCGTACCGTCGTACGTGTAGGTGTTGGTCACACCGATGACGCAGTCGGTGATCAGATACTCCTTGCGAAGCCCCAGCGTCTCGCTGGCGGTCTCGGCCTGGGTCAGCAGCTCGCGCGTCAGGTCGAACATCACGGCCTCGCGCGTCACGTCGACGCCGTTGCCGCGGTTGATCGTGATCGGGCTGGTAACGTACCGCTCGCTCACGTTGATCCGATGGTGCGGGTTGCCGGGCTTGCGCTCCTCGGCCGTGTCGCCCACCATGCCGATGCCGATCAGCTTTTCCTGACGCTTGTTCGACGGGATGGTTTCGACGACGTTGGTGAGCACGAACATCGGGCGCGTGTACATTTCGAGCATGCGGGCTTCGAGCAGCCCCGCCGTGGCGGCGTTGAACGCGCTGATGTTGGCGAATTGACTAGGGACAATGTCGGCGCCGGCTTCCATCACGTCGCCCGTTTCGCGATGCGCGCGGCACGACTGGCCCAGCGCCCGGTCGAGCGATTCGCCGTCGCAGCCAAGGAAGCCTTTGGCCAGTTCCTTGACCGAGAGCATCGACGGCTTCCAGGGAGCATCGCTTTCCAGCACCGGCTGGTCGAGTTCCTGGTCCCAGTAGCGGGCTCCCGTTTCCGGGTTTTCCAGGCCGAGGAGCTGGTAGACCGTATGGACGGCGCCGACGGCCCCGTCGCGCTTGACGATCGTGGCAATTTGTTCGCTGTTCAACATGGTTTTGCCGTGATGAGTAGGTTGGTGGTTAAAGGATGAAGGACGAAGGATGAAGGATGAAAGGAAGAGGTGAAGTTCAAACCTTCATCCTTCCGCCTTCATCCTTTTTTGTTACGGGCTCATGGGCGGGGTATAGAAGATTTCAAACGTCACGCTCCCCGCCGTGAGAGCGTTCGCATTGCAGCCCGTCAGGGCGAACGTAGCGACGGGCGACAACTCGCTGGCGACGGCGCCATAGGTGTTGCCCGCCATCGAGCCGATCGGCCCGGCCGCGAACACGCTCTGCGAGGTGTTGCCGCTGAAGGCCCCCAGCGTGCCCGTGACGCCCAGCTCGACGGTCGCGGCCGAGAGGCTTGGCCCGGCCAGGGCGGTTGCCACGTAGGCCCGCCAGCCGGTCGCAACCGCGCCGGCGGGGATCTTGCCGGCGAACGTGTACGTGCCCGTGGTTGAGCTGCCGGTCAGCGCCGAGTAGGACGCCGTCTCACGCAACACGCCCTCGAACACCTGGGGACTGCTCGGCGCGTAGGTGAACAGGTTGCTAACGAGCAAGCACCGAATCGTGGTGACCGCCACGCCGCCGCTGTCCGCAATCACCATCCCGATTGCGCAGCAGGGGTCGGTCACTTGCTGGACGCTCTGGCTTTGAATCCCGTTGTTGCCGCCGTTCTCCGCGACCCCGACCAGCATCCCGGGGATGTACACCTGTGACGGCACGGTGACATCGCCCACCCAGATCGGTGTCACGTCCGTGTTCATTTCGTCGTTCGTGCTGTTACTCGACGACAAATGCCGTTCGACGGACACGCCCGCAAAATTCTTTGCAAACAGGCGTTGGTTGCGGGCGGCCGTGCCCTGGTCGGGCATGCTCGCGGCGGGGTAAGCCACGTCGGCGGTGAGTCCGGTCGGCAGCGGGTACGGGCTCGACGGACAGAGAAAGATCAAGTCGTTTTGCTCGATGTCGACCCCGCCGTCGTACGGCAACGTGATGTTGCCGAGTCGCGGGAACGCGAAGGTCATGGTCATGGGGGGATCCTTTGGTTGCTAGGCCGTCTGGGTCATGGTGGCGGTTATCAGTTGTTCTTTCGTGGAGGGTGGCGGGTGGTGAGTGGAGGGTTGATTTTTCTTCTGTCTCCCTTCACCCTCCACGCTCCACGCTCCACCCTGGCTTCAGCGTCGCTGCAGGCCGGACGCGAGCCTCTTGAGGTCGTCTTTGGTTCGCGGCTTGAGGCCGGTCGGCAGTTTCTCGGGAGGTTGCTCGCTCTCCAGCGTGTTGGCCGGAACGCTCTTGGGCTTGGCCTTGCCGGCCGCCGGGGCGGCAGGCAGGTTGGCAAACTCGGCGATCAGCGCCTTGCGGTCGTCCTCGCTTTCCAGCGCGGCGACGGCCGTGATGCGGGCCTTGGTCGGCTCGACCTTGGCCGCCTCCAGCGCGTCGCGGGCCTTCTCGCGCCGCTCGTATCCGGCCAGCCGCTGCCTGGCGTCGGCCAGCTCGGAGGCTTGCTGCCTGGCCCTCTTTTCCTTGACGCTCTCCTGCCCTTCGTCCTCGTCGTCGCCGGCGTCTTCGCCGTTCACCGCGGCGTCGACGTCGTCTTCGACCTGCAGCAGCGTTTTGGCGAGCTGGGCGATGCGGCGGGCCTTGTCGGCCGGGTCGCCCTCGTCTTCGTCAAAGATTCTGGCGGCGGCGTCCAGGAACATCTGCTTAACCGTGGCCGGCGATTCGGGGGCCGGGTCGAGGTTGGCAACGCCGTCGCCGCCGCCAGGTTGGGAACCGTCCATGTAACCCTCGCTTTCGCTTTCAAAAATCCCGTTCGTCGTCGCCGGGCGACATACCAGGTCGACGGAGCGAACCGTGTTGATCGACTCGCACACGCGGCGGCCGTCGTCTGCGACCAGCCAGTCCACGTGGGCGTTGTGGGAGAGCCCAAAATTTTCGGGGAACCGCTCGGCGGCCTCGCAGACCATTTCCGCCAGGGGGTGCGCCTTGATGTACGGCATGTCGCCGCGCAGTCCGTCGTCGTCGTTTACGTTCTGCAGCCGGCCGAAGAGCGATTCAAACGGGCGGTCGTCGGCCACCTTTTCGCGCGACGGATGACTGATGTTAACCGAGCGGCCTTCGTATAAAACCTTGGCCTTGGTCAGCACGGACTGCGGGTACGTGCGGTTGTTTCGCGACTCGTTGCCGATGATCTTGACGCCGTAGATGATCCCCTTCTCGCGATCGACGCGCAACGGCTTGTCGCCCGTGGTGAACTCCAGGGCGTCGACACCTTTCTCGTACTTGGGAAACTTTTTGAGTGTTGTTGGCATGGTTGTCCTTCAAAGGATGCAGGCGAAGGATGAAAGTGCTTGTATTCATCCTTCATCCTTTTGTCGCGCGCCGTCGGCGAGCTCCTCCTTAAAGTTCAGCCCGTCGTTGGCGGCCATCGTGGCCGGCGACATGGCGCCCGCCGACACGAGAATCTGGTCGGCTTGCACCTCTTTCAGCCGGTCCCGCACGGCCACGCGCGGCGGCCTGATGACGAGGTGAACCGCGTGCCGAAGCGTGGGAAAGTCGATCTCGCCTAGCGTGCCGGCCGCGCAGGCGAACTCGAGCACCTTCCACAGGATGCGTTTGTGCGACCTCGCGTAGAACTGCTGTTTGCGGCGGACGGCTTTTTCAAACGGGCTGCCCGCCTCCAGGATGCTGGCGTAATCGTTGTTCGCCGCGCTGCCGGTGACCATGTGTTCGGGCATCTGCCAGCGGACGGCGAGCGAGCGCATCATGGCCTCATACACGATCACGAAATTGGACGCGTTGGCCGAGCCCATGGGGGCCGCGCGGTAGATGCTGCCGTTGGGCGTGTAGAGCACCGTCCCCGGATCGTACTTCGCGGTCTGGTTGACCCGCGTTCCCGTCTGGGTCTGCTGGCTGTACGGCCCGGCCGACTGATCGGCGGTCAGGTTGGTGACCGTCGGCGGCAGCGTGCCGGCCGCCGTCTCGACGATCCAGGCGATGGCCGCCTGGATGCTGGCCCCGGTGCCCATGTTCCGCAGCAGTTTGCGGGCGGCCTCCAGCATCACCTGGGCGCAAAAGAAATCGCTCAGTCCGCGTTTCACCTTGCGGGCGACGTTCACCTTGGCGTGTTCGACCCAGCAGGCGGATCCGCTGGGCGCCGCGTACCAGGGGCACTTGCCGCCCGGCAGGTAGTCCCAGTCCTGCGGGTTATTCGTCCACTGGACGTAATAGCCGTGAATGCTCTCGGTGTCGTCGGCCCTGGCGTGAACGCCGAAGCTCCAGTTGTCGGCGCCCTCGTAGTCGAGCCACTCGCTGATGTCGTTGCTTTTGGCCGGCTCGGTGACTTGCTCGGGCTCGACGATGCGTCCCTCCACGCGTCCGTGCCCCTGATGCCAGAGGCCGTAAAAATACTCGCCGTCGGACCGGCTGCGGAAGAACAGCTCGGCGTCGACGTCGCCCACGAAATCGTTGTCTTCAATGAACCGGTCGACGACGCGTTGGCAGCGGCGGGCCAGCTCGTCGTGTCCGCCGCTGCGGTCGAGGCACTTGTAGTCAAACCCTTCGCCGACCGTGTAGTTGGTGAGGTGTTCGAGTATGCCGACCGCGTTGGGGTTAAAGTTCGCCAGGAGGCGGGCCGTGCCGCGGATCGCCGCCAGCTCGGTCTCGGTGGCGAACATCGGCCGGTTGCGGCCGTCCTGGCGGTCGGATCGCGTCGACAACCAGGACGATTGCTGGGCGGGGCCGTAACCGTAGCCGACTTCTCCGATGTAGTCGGACGGGTTGACGAAGAGCGAGTCGGGGTCGGCAAAGTCTTCGAGCACGGAGGCTCTCTCGACTCGCGGGCTGGGGAGCGCAGACGGCCCGAACCTGGCGCAGGCCAGCGCTCGAAGCTGTTGTTCTTGCTGGGCGATTTCCAGCCGCAGCGAGTTTTCGTTGCGGGTGCGTTTCAGCTCCCGCATCCGCTCTCGTTGGTCGCCGCGCCGCTCAGTTGTCTCGCTCGCACCATTCATGATTGGCAGATGTACGAGCGAACTGTGCTACTTTGCAATGGAGCTTTTTCGAGTCTTTAGCAACAAAAGAGACACTTAGGAACGGACAAGAAATAATTTCCGCGTTTGCTACCCAAGGCGAGCGGGAGGCGTCAGCGTCCCGGTAAGTCCGAATCAGGCGCCGGGTATGGCGTCCCGGACGGTTCGATGGCACTACCGGGAGGCTGACGCCTCCCGCTCGCCAACGCGATTTGCGGAAGTTGTTTTTCGTTCGTTCCTTACCTAGTGCGCTCAGACATCCGCCTTGTGCGGATGGTGAACAAGATGGCGAGCTACGCCGGCGCCAAATGTGATTGCTTAGGCCCCATCCAGCTCGCCTGGATGGTGAATAAGATTGCGCTTTTGGCCACCCATCGCAGAAAATCTGCTTCACCATCCAGGCGAGCTGGATGGGGCCGTGGCTGCGTTGCTGTGGTCGGTCTAGCTCACCATCTGCTTCGCCATCGAGGCAAGCTCGATGGGGTCGAATCGGCGGCAATTGTTTTTTTCATGCTAAAGAGCTATTTTTCTTTGATATTTGGGCGTTGCTTGCCATGTGAGTAAGCTCCTCACGGTGGTTGATGCGGAGACCGTTGACCACGGGCAGAGCCGTATGTGGCGCGGGCCGCCCTCACCCTAACCCTCTCCCAACGGGAGAGGGTACTAGCTAGTTGTTCAAAGCGACGTTGACGTTTCGCGCCCCGTCTGGCAGTTTTCGCGAATTGACGTGTAAAACGCAGAACAAACGGGGAGGAAAACATGAGGGCGACGAGCGAACGCTCCGAAGCCGAAATCATTCTCGGCGAACTGATCGAACTGCATATGGCGGGGCAAGTGGGCACCGTGCAGGAGCGGCTGGGCGAAATCTCCCGCCGGCACTGGGACGGTAAGAACTATGTGCCGACGAGAATGGTCCGAGAGCGGCCGACGGACGCCAGCCTGATCCTGGTCACCGAGTTGGATGAGTTCGGGCTCGGCTATCGCGAGACGAACACGCTGGCCCACTGGCTCGTCTCGACCGCCAGACAAGCGGGCCGCGGCGAGGCCGGCATGGAGTGTCTGCAGCTCGATTACCTGTGCCACTTCTCCGCCGACGATCTGCTGGCGATTCCGCAGTTCGGCCCCGGGGCCGTCGAGTCGGTGCGCGTGGCGCTCGACGCCGCGGGCCGCGCCTGCCGTCCCCGCCGCCTGGTGCGCCTGCGCGGCGACCAGGCGTGGCAGCCCGACATCGCAACCCTCTGCCGCCGGATCTTGGAGAAACAGAAAAGGTGACGGCGGGCGGCGGAAACCGCGCCGTAGGCATCATGCTGGAGAGTGATACATCACGCGACGCGTGATTAAGCCCTGGCGACAGGCACGCGAAGGGTTCGCTCACGCGGAGTGTGAGGCCTACTATACGCTCTGCTTCCCGCTTGGCACCGAATTCTGCCAGACTTTGTTGTGGGCCGTACAGTAGCCATCACGCTCCGCGTGATGTAAGCCCGGACAGGCGCCGGGTCCTAACGAACGTTGTCCCCGTTCGCGGCCTCGATTGGAATTCGCTAAAATCTATCCTCGGGGCCGGCAGGTTTCAGTCAGGCTGCGAAGCCTGTTTCTGCTCACCGCAATGGCGGCCTTCGCGTCGCTGCCCGTGGCCACGCGAGGGTTCCCTCACGCGGAGCATGAGGCCTACTATACGCTCTGCTTCCCGCCTCGGACTCTTTTCAAAGCGGCCTGGAGTAATGCTTGAACTCGTGGTCTCGTAAGCGTGCCTTTCGCGGATTGTCGGCAATGTATCGCCGCAAATATGCGAACTGGTCTTCACTCCGCACCAGATGGTCGAAGTCATCTTGCCAGAAACGCCCGTGTTGCTTTAGCCGCCTGTTGATGTGGGTTGCGCTGTAGCGTTTCCAAGACTCGCACTGGTTTAGCAGGGCGTCCTCGTCGCGGAACGCCGCCAGCAAATGAATGTGGTTTGGCATCACGACGAAGTCAAGCATGAGGTAGCGGTCGTTGTCAAAGTGTCGCAAACTCTTGGCGACGATTTCGGCCAGTTCGGGCGTTCCGAGCACACGCGCCCCATGACAGTCGTCGAGCGTGTCCTGCCAGCGGTTCCAAAACGCTTCCAAAAACGCGCTGACCAGCCGCCGATCGAGTTCATAAAGCTTTTCGCGCCAGTTCGGCTGGGCCGGATCGATCGCGTGCGCACGCAGCCAACGATCGCGGTCGGCGAACCACTTCTTGATAACCGTGGCGGGCATGGAGTCAAGCGTTCGCCAGGTGATGAACGCCACGGTACCCGGTTGCGACCAATGGGGCAGCTTTCGCTCGACGATGGCGACGTCGGCCTCGCGGTCAAAGAGGTGAAACGGCAGCAACGGCTCGTGGGGTCGTTCGGCGGTCATTCCTGGTTCCCTCACGCGGAGCGTGATCACCGCAAAGGTGGCCTTCGCGTCGCTGCCCGTGGCCACGCGAAGGGTCCCTCACGCGGAGCGTGAGGCCTACTATACGCTCTGCTTCGCGCCTCGTCCGGCATTCCGCCAGACTTTGTTGTTGGCCGTACAGTAGCCATCACGCTCCGCGTGATGTAAGCCCGTGGCGCTCCTGGAATAGACGGCTCGCTCATGGTTTCGTGGCGACAAAACCGACCACCCCGTCGGCCAGCCGATGGTCTCCGTAACTCGACATCGTTCGCGCCCGAAAGCCGATGCGCTGCAAAATCTGCACGACCGTCGCCTCCTCCAAAAGTTGCTGGACGTGCGTCTCTTCGTGGCGGCGGTAGGCGTCGCCCGCCTTTCGAAACGTCACGATGCGGCGGGTGAGCTGACGGTTCGACTCGTCGTGCCGGTATTCCACCAGGCAGGTCCAGTCGTCACCCTCCGCAAATGCCTGCCGGAGTCCGCGGCAGCGGCCCGGCACGGCCGCGTCGAAAATCAGGCAACCGCCGGGCGACAAACTCTCGACGAAGATCCTCGTCCAAAGCCCGGTCACCGAGTCGAGCGAATTGCCGGCATCGAACAGGTAGTTAAAGACTTCACCCAACGCCGTGATTGCCCGGCACGGCGGAATGCGAAACGACAGGAACGAGCCGACGTGAAACTCGGCCTCGGGAACCTGGCGGCGTGCAATCTCGATCATGGCGGGCGAGAGGTCCACACCCGTCACCTCAAAGCCGGCGTCGACGAGTTGCCTGGCCCAGATGCCGCTGCCGCAGCCGAGGTCGACGACCCGCCCCGCCGTGATACCGGCCTGGCCCAGCAGGCTCAACAGGCCCGGGGCCGCGCCGCGGGCGAAGCCGCCGAAGCCCCGATCGTGTACGTAGGCGAGATCGGTTGCGTAGATTTCAGCCTGGCCCATTTGCTTTCCTTCTGGCCGGTGCTACGGTTTACGGGCGGGTAGTCCACCCGCTCCCGCTCTCTTCTGGCGGCCGCCAACGCTGGCGCCGCCTTTCCCCGATGGATGACATTCAGTACCACTGCGCGCGCTCGCTGTCTACCGATCCGGACGTTCACTCGGCGGCCCACCAGTGGCTGCGCGACTGCCAGGCGTTTCGCCGCGTTCTCGACCGGGAGCACGACATGGATCTTTTCGACGTCGCATCCATGTTGACGCCGGAGAGCACGGGCTTCTTCTCGAACATCGCCCTCAAGATGCTCGCGGACGAACTCATGGAAGGCATACCATGCTAAGCCCAACGGTCGCGGGACAACCGGCCATGGTCTGGGTCGTGGCGGCGGTGATCGTCGGCGCGCTGGTAGCGGCGGCCGTGGTGGGATTTATGATGCACCGCCGCCGGCCCTGGTGGCATTGAGCGTGCCGCAGGCATTCGTCGAATTCCGCTGCAAGGCGCGCGATCAAGCGATCGAGTCGCCTTGTTCTCTCCTGCTTTTTTCCGCAGCTCGCTAGCCATCAACACGGCTTCCTCGAGCTGGGCCGAGCCCATCCGTGGTTCATTCTGCCATCCTTCGTTTCTTTGTTGACGTCGCGAAAAACATGTGTTGACCAGGTTTTTTATTCTGGCATTGTGACGTGCGTTCTTGGTGACTTCACGAGTGAGTCGCACAGAAGATGCCAGCTATCATTCGAAAACGGTTCGTCGACGCGACACGCCTGATCAAAGACGCTGACCTGCTCTTGTTCCGCCGCGCGCCGCTCTCCCTTGGCTCTCCTGGCTCGATCATCAGCAAGGTGATCGCCACCAGCGGCCGCAGCGATTACACCCACGCCGCCAAGGCCGTGTGGTGGCGCTGCAACTCCCCGTCGGTCTTGCTCTGCGTCGAGGTGCGCGAGTTTTACGGCGGACGGGCGGTGACGCTGGACAGCCAGGTGCGCAAGAATCCCGGCCTCATCGACGTGTACACGGCCAACGATTCCCTCGCGGTCGAGTACTCACGGTTCGGCGCCGCCGCCTACATGCTCTCGTTCACAGGCCAACCCTACGGCTATGAGGCGATTGCACGAGCCGCGGGGGCCTATCTGCCCTTTGTGCGGCTGGCCTATCGCACCGACACCGACGACGCCCAAATCGACCATCACGCCGTTTTTTGCAGCGAGGCCGTGAGCCGGGCCGACCGGCTCGGCGGCGGAGTCGATCCCGTGCCCAACCTGGCGGACCGCGACACCGAGCCGGGCGACCTGGCCCGCAGCGATTTCTACCGATACCAGTTCACCTTGGAGCCATGAGCGTGCCAGCGGACAGACACGGCGAACACGGACGTTCTCGCGCGGCAGGGAAGCCGCGGCCGTGGCTGGCCGATCGTATGCGGCGGCGGTTGTGGCGGATGCGGATTGAGCCGTGGTGCGTGCATGTCGTGGGGTTGCTGATGCTGGTCGCCGAACTGGAAACGAAATGCTTCAGCCTTTTGAGGGATCTTGTATGGCATTTACTCGGAATGAATTGAAGGCGATTCTGGCCGGCATCGGCGTGTATGCGGTGCTGGTCGGGGCGTCGGCGGTCATCGCCGCGTTACTCATGGCTTGCACGGGCTGCATCGTGCGGGACGAGCCGGCGCCGCAGGCACGCCGCAACATCAACGTCGACGTGGACGTGAACCTGCGGCGCCCCTGCCCGCCCGGGCGGCCGTGTCCGCGGGATGATCAGCTCCGGCGGTCGATCGGCCTGCCCGACTCGGCCCTGCTCTCCACCGAGCAGCCGGCGGTCGACCTGCCCGTCGAGAGCCGTTGTCGTAATTACAACGGCGGGAGCTGCGTCTGTGCCTCGACGATCAGCGTGCTGCGTTGGCAGGGCCGCGAGGATCTGGCCGACGGGCTGCGAGCGATTTGCTCCGGCGGTCAGTCGTCGGGCTCGATCATCGCCAAGATGGAGCGGCTCGAGCTGCCCTACGCGTATACCAACGACGGCGATGTGGCGTTTCTCGATTGGTGCTGCCAGACGCGGCGCGGGGCAACCATTTTCTGGAAGCCGGCCCACTCCTGCACGCTGATCGGGCTGACCGAGAGCGAAGCGATCGTGCTCGACAACAACCACGTCGGGCGCTACGAGCACACGCCGCGGGACGAGTTTATCCGGCGCTGGCGGAGCTACGGCGGCTTCGCGCTCACCCCGCTTGCCGGCAGCCCGGCGCCGCCGCCGATGTACACCGGCCGGCGCCGGGGGTCTTAGGTCTTATGAGTGAAGAGTGATAAGTGAAAAGTGAAGAGGCGCAAGGGAACGCCTCTCCTTTTCACTTTTCACTCCCAGCCAAGAATTCACCACCGCATGCCTTTACACATAGTCGGTATCTCTGGTGGAAAGGATTCGGTCGCGATGGCCCTGCGGCTCAGGGAAGTTGAGCCGCGCGACTATCAGTACATCATCACGCCGACCGGAAATGAGCTTCCAGAAATGTTTGCCCACTGGAAGCGACTTGAATCGCTGCTGGGCAAGCCGCTCGTCCGTCTCGGCCCATACCAGGAAGGGGACGGCCTGGTTCAGTTGATCGATCGGATGAATGCCCTGCCAAACTGGCGTCAACGCTGGTGTACGCGAATCCTGAAAATTGAGCCGACTATTGCCTACCTGAAACAGAACGCTCCCTGCGTGCAGTATGTCGGCTTGCGGGCCGACGAGGATGCTCGCGAAGGAATCTATGGTCGATTTGAAGGCGTGGAACAGAGGTACCCGCTTCGAGAATGGGGATGGGGAATCGACGATGTGTGGGGGTACCTCGCGGAACGCGGCGTCAAGATACCTCAACGTACCGATTGTGCCTGGTGTTTTGGACAGCGGTTAATCGAGTGGAAAAGGCTGCTGGAAAACTCTCCGCACGTTTACCAGGCCGGAGTTGAGATCGAAAAGAAGACCGGCCATACGTTTCGCTCGCCGGGCCGTGACACGTGGCCGGCGTCGCTCGAGGAACTGCGCGAGGCGCTGGCCAGCGGGCGAAAGGTTCGCGGAGATAAGAGGCAGCTTCCGTCTGATATGCACCAGGCCGAAGAAGAAGACGGCCCGTGTCGAGTGTGCAGGATGTGAACGTGAGAGGATGGCGACGATGACACGTGTTTTGTTACGGGACGGGAAGGCCATCCTCCCGGAGGCGGCGTTTCCAGGCGACCTAAGAAGGTTGCCTCAGGATAAAAAGTTCCCCCTTTTTCTTTGATTCGGAGGCGAAATCTCATGAAGCGTTACGGAGCGATTTTTGTTGCGGCGTTGGCGTTCGCCGCACTCGCCTGGTCGGTGACCATGGCGGGAAGCGTCAAGCACGATGAGCGTGCTATTTACCGGAAATTGGCGCAGGTGAAGGCCACGGCAGACTACGCCGCTTCGCTGGCCGAGATCGGCGACCGCGTGATCGATTTGCCAAACGACGGCCAGGCGTGGCATACGACCGTGGTAACGCACGAGCAGCCGAGGCCGCAGGAGCGACAGCTGCTCGCCTGGTTCGACCGCGAGCCCGAGCTGATCCGGCTCAAACGGCAGACGCACTTTCACCACTACACGCCCAAGTCGGCCGTCTACAAAAACGTCGAGCCGGCTGTCAGCAACGGCCTGCCGGCTGTGATCGTGCAGGACGGCGCCGGCGCGGTGGTCTACAAGGTGAGCGGCGACAACGTGCCGAGCACGTCATGGCCGCTCGTGCGAGGCATCATCGACTGCATCCGCGCCCATTGTCCGCATTGCCCGAAGCCGAAGCCCAAGCCGACGCCGGAGCCCGCGCCGCAGCCGGTCCCCGTCGAACCGCCGAGCGATAAGCCGGTGATTCCGGATGTGATCGGTCCGGACGGCGACACGCCGGAAGATGGGCGTGATGACACAGTCGCAATCACGGTCGCCGCGTTCGTGCTGGCCGTGATCGGCGGGTTTGTGATGACGGCGCGGAGCAATTCGACAAGCACCCTGTTCAAGTAAACGTGGGGCGAGCGCCTTTTTGTAGCTTACGAAAGCAACACTTTTTCACAAGGAAGCAAAACCATGAATTTGTTCGGTTTTCAATTGATCGAAATCACGCCCGTCGGCCTGCTCTGCCTGGTCGGCTGGATCGTCGCCGGCGTGGCCCTCGGCAAGCTGCTCTACAAAGATGATCGCCAGCTCATCGCCCTGAAGCGGGAGGCCAACGAACTGGCCGAAACGCTGGGCCGCTGGGGCTTCTCGATCATTCCCAAGCTGCTCACCGATTTCGTCGTGAGCGACCCCGTTTCGCTCGTCAACGATTTCCGCGCCGCGGCCGACCGATTCAAGAACCCCAAAGAGGTTCGCGTGCTGCTGGAAAAACTCCTGAGCAACATGATCAAGGAGGAGCTGAAGGACACGACCACGCGGCAGGCTTTCCTGGATGGCGTCGTCGCTGAGTTCGCGGCTCAAGGCGTGCATCCGAGCACCAGCGCGGCGGCGGGTACGACCAGCGGGAAGGCCCCCGCCAACGGCGCCGCCTCGACCAGCTCGAGCGCTCAGCCGGCTCACGTCACGAACGTGACCGTACACGCCCCGACCGGGACGACCACGACGGCGGATGCGGCCCCGGTTGCCACTGCGGCTGCCCCGGCGAAGGCGGCGTAGGAACCACGAGCGAGCCCCACGAAGCGGGCACGGCCCTCCTGGCGGCGCCGGGTGAATTGAAACCTCGCCCGGCGCCGTTTTTCAAATCATGGTCGACATCCGCGACGAACATGGCCGAAAGATCGCAGCCGTTGCCGAAGACGGCCGCATGGTGCTGCTAGGCATGGCGGCCCCATCGTCGTTGCTGTCGCCTGACGTTGTCGACGAGTTGGCCGACGCGATGAAGTCGGCGGCTGCCCGCGTGCGGAACAAGATCGCCGTAGCCCAGAGCGGCAATTCGATGATGGAGTAGCGAGCAAGCGACAAAGGAACAGGGATGGAACTATTCGCCTGGCAAGACCCAGCCGCGGCCGCGAACAACGCGGGGAACTGGATCACCAACCTCTCGGCCAGCGGAGTGCTGATGTGGGTGGTGTGGTATGTGCTGAGCAAGGCGCTGCCCGACATCATCAAGCGGCACGCCGAGCAGAACGCGGCCGACCGGCAATCGTTTCTGGACGAAATGAAGACGGCCCGCCAGGCGTTCCGCGAAGAGATTGCGGCGGAGCGGGCACACTGTGCCGACGAGTTGGCCAAGGCCGACCAGCGTAACAAAGCGGCACTCTCGATCGTGGCGTCGCTCCACAAATCGGTGGCCAAGGAAGGGCCAAATGCCGGGTGACGACACGTCGACGCAGCTTGCTCAGACCCGATTCTTGGCCGCCTACGTGCGGACGGGCGCCAACGTCGCGGCGGCCTGCCGCATGGCGGGCATTTCCCGCCCGTGCCACTACAACTGGCTGAAGCTCGACGCCAGCTATAAGGAGCGTTTTGAGGCGGCCCATGCCGACGCGTGCGACGCGGTCGAAGAGGAAATCAAGCGTCGCGGTCAGGACGGCTATGACCAGCCCGTCGTCTACCGGGGCGTCATCAGCCGCGACGAGCAGGGGCAACCGGTGGTCGTGCGCAAATACAGCGACGGACTGCTCATGTTCCGGGCGCGGGCCTTGATGCCCGAGAAATATGGCGAGCGGGCGAGGAAAGAAGTGGACGACTCGCCGCCGCGGGTGGTGGTAATCGAGGACGAGGGATGGTATGGCAATGACGCACACCAACGGCAAGCTGCGCGTGATCGGGGTGCCCAAGGCGCTGGCCCACCAGATGCCGATTCTGCTCTCGCCGGCCCGCTTTAAGCTGGCGATTTGCGGGCGGCGTTTCGGCAAGAGCGCGGTCGGCCTGCTGGCGGCCGTGCGGGGCCACGGGCCGTGGCGCGGGGCGCGGCGGGGGGCGATCGACGGGGCACAAATTTGGTGGGTCGCCCCGACGTTCAAAATCGCGGCGGAGATCTGGCGGGACCTGAAGCGGGCCACCCACGAGGTCTGGACCGACAAGAGCGAAGTCGAGAGGCGGATCGAGCTGCCCGGCGGGGGCAGCGTCGGCGTGCGCTCGGCCGACAACCCCGACAGCCTGCGGGCCGTGGGGCTCGACGGCGTGGTGGTCGACGAAGTCGGATTTGTGTCCGAGGCGGCCTGGAAGCAATCGCTGCGTCCGGCCCTGACCGACAAAAGAGGCTGGGCCCTGCAGATCGGCACGCCCAACGGCTGCAACTGGGTTTACGACCTGTTCGAATCGGCGCCGACCCGCCAGGACTGGGCGCGGTGGCAGCTTCCAACCTTGTGCAATCCGCTGGTCGACCAGGCCGAGATGGACGAGGCGTTGCTCGACGTCGGCCCGCGCGCGTTCAGCCAGGAATACGGCGCCCAGTTCACCGACGTGGAGGGGGCCGAGTTCAGCGGCGCCTATTTCGGCGAACGGATCTGGTTTGACGACTGGCCCAGGCCGGACCAGATTCGCTTTCGCTCGATCGCACTCGATCCGTCGCTGGGCGAGACCGAAGCTGGCGACTACTCGGCTTTCGTGCTGATGGCGCTCGACTGGTCGGGCACGATGTGGGTCGACGCCGAGATCGGCCGACGCGACGCGGCGCAGATGGTGACGGACGGCCTGCGGCTCTGCCGCTCGTTCGCCCCCCACGCCTTCGGCGTGGAGATCAACCAGTTCCAGAAGCTGCTGGCCGGCATGTTTGCCGAGCGGTCGAAGGCGGCCGGGTTCATGGTGCCGCTGCACGGCATCTACAACGCCGAGAACAAGCGGACCCGCATCCGCCAGACGCTGACGCCGTATTTGTCGCGGGAGACGTTCCGATTTAAGCGCGGGTCGCAGGGGGCCAAGCTGCTGGTGGCCCAGTTGCGTGCCTTTCCGACCGACAAGCACGACGACGGTCCGGACGCTCTGGAGATGGCCGTGCGTTTGATGCAGCATCTCTACGCGCAGCAATGGGAGGCGCCCGGACCGGAGCAACGGGGACCTTTGCGAGTGGTGACGTGA